AATCGCAGAAGACATACGCGTCCGAATCGACGCGCGACATCCGGGCGCAGATCGACGACGTGTCGGACTTTACCGCAAAGGCGTTCGGAATTCCGCCTGCGCTGCTGCACGGCGATGTCGCCGGGACGAAGGACGCGTTAGAGCAGTTCCTGACGTTCTGCATCATCCCGCTGGTTGACACGCTCGAGGAAGAGATCAACCGCAAACGCAACGGATACGTCGACGTTATCAACGGGACGCGGACAAAGATTGACATTCGCAGCATAAAGCATTTCGACGTCTTGGACATGGCATCCAGTGTGGAGAAGTTGATCTCAAGCGGCTGCTACAGCGTGAACGAGATCCGCGAGATTCTCGGCGAGGAAAAAATCAACGAGCCGTGGGCGGACGAGCACCTTCTTACGAAGAATATTGGCGCACTGCCTGGTAACGGGAGTGGCGCGCAGCCTGCGGCGGGAGGTGGGAATGACGGATGACGAATTGAAAAAGGCACGGTCCCCGTGCAACGGAGCGACCACGAAAGAAAGGAGATAGAACTTGAGAAAATACTACATGCTTGAGCGCAACGGCAAAGAGGCGGATGTATACATCTTTGGCGACATCACATCGTGGCTGTGGGAAGAATCCGACGTGTCGAGTTACACGCTGTCAAAAGAGCTGCAAGCGCTTGACGCCGATACAATCAACGTCCACATCAACAGCTACGGAGGCGAAGTCTCCGAGGGCCTGGCGATCTACAATATGCTCAAGGCGAGCAAGGCGACCGTCAGGACGTACTGCGAAGGGTTCGCGTGCTCTGTAGCGTCCGTGATCTTCATGGCGGGTGATGAGCGTTATATGCGCAACTCATCGCTGTTGATGATCCACAATGCGTGGATGAGCACGTACGGCAATGCGGAGCAGCTTCGAAAGGACGCGGATGACCTTGATAAGATCACGCAAGCCTCGATTGCAGCGTACATGAGCCGGGTAAATGTTGACGCGGACGATCTCCAGAAGATGCTCGACAGCGAGACGTGGCTATTGCCCAGCGAGGCGTTGGATATGGGCTTTGCAACATCCGTTCTTGCGGACGAAAAAGCCGACAAGCCTGCCGCAAGTGCAAGCCGCGCATTGTATAAGCTGATCGAGAGAGCCGTTGCAGGGAGAGAAACGGAGCCGCCTACGCAGGCCGCGCAGATTGCGCCGCCGGAGCCTGCGCCCGCGCCGCCCGCAGAGCCGCAGGAGCCACGGGAACCACAGCAGCCACAGGAACCGCAGGAACCGCAGGAACCGCAGGAAAACAGACTGTTAAAATTTTTGAGTGCCGTTATTATCGGCGGAAAGGAAAACAAATGAAGAACAAGGACCTCGTTCTCAAGCAAAAGAACGACATCATTGCGCGCATCAATGCCGCCGTCAAGGGCGGCGACGAGAATGCGTTTACCACGGCGTTCACCGAGTTCACCGACCTCCTGCAGGAGTCCGTAATGGCCGAAGCGCAGGGGTTGATTCAGGCGTCCGATAATAACGTCCTCGTCGGGCGTGGCGTTCGCGCCTTGACCTCGCAGGAGAAGACCTACTACGAGAAGGTCATCGGCGCGATGAAGTCCAATAACCCGCAGCAGGCTCTTACGTTGATCGACGAGACGATGCCGAAAACGGTTATCGACGCGATTTTCGAAGACGTTATCGAAGCGCACCCGCTGCTCGGCGCGATCAATTTTCAGAATACCGGCATTCTGACAGAAATCCTTGTCAGCACCGCTGACGGGCGGCACCTCGCAACGTGGGGGAAACTTTGCGATGATATCGCGAAGGAAATTTCCGCCGGAACGTCCCACATCAACCTTGAACATAACAAACTTTCCGCGTTTATCCCGGTCTGTAAGGCGATGTTGGAGATCGGCCCCGAGTGGATTGACCGCTACGTTCGCGGCATCCTCGCCGAAGCGATTGCAAACGGATTGGAGAAAGCCATTATCCTCGGCACTGGTGTGAGTGAGCCTGTCGGCATGACGAAGGACCCGAACGGTGTTTTCCATCCGGTCAACGGTTACCCCGATCTTATTCCCGTCGTAGTCACACAGATCACTCCTGCAACGTATGGCGCGATCGTCGCGGCGCTGTCCGTCGGCCCGAACGCGCTGTATCGCAACGTCACAGAGGTTTTGCTGGTTGTGAATCCCGTCGACTACTTCACAAAGCTGATCCCGGCGGTCACCGTCCGCGCTGCTGACGGCACATACGTCGAGCGGTTCCCCTTCCCGACGCGCGTCATTCAGTCGGCCTACGTTCCCGCGAACAAGGCGGTTGTCGGTATCGC